ACAATTGGTTAATTGCAGTAATCAAAGTTTGGTTCCAATCTTTCTGAGTGTATGATGTTGTTTGAGAAATTCTTCTCCATCCATTGTAATCCCATCTTAGGTTCCATGCTGCACCTTTTCTAAGGTCTCTCAAGATTTCTCTATCGATTTCAGCCGCAACTTGTTCAGATAATAAAGCTGTTAATTCAGCTTCAGCATCGATGTTATGGAAAGCCGCAACGTCTTGAGCTAACTCAGGAGACCATTGTGCTCTTAGTTTTCTTTCAGTAACAGATACTGTAACAGAATCCAAGTCGAAAGAAACTTCACCGATTTTATCTTCAAATTCTAATTCTTCGTAACGTCTGAATACAGCCGTGAAAGAAGTATCAGTTGCTCCACTATTGATAGTTGCTCCTGTGTACCCATCTAAAGATGTAGAATCACAATCAGCACATACCGGACAAGATAAATCAACTTCTAAGTAGATACATCCGTCAGCGTCACATACGTTCTTGAAAGAACCTCCGTTACCTGCTGGGTCTCCTCCAGGCCAATTGGTTTTAGTTGTAGAACCGTAGTTCACGATACCTTTACCATATTGTTGAGTTACAACTCTGAATAACAATGAACCTGTAGAAATTTCACAAGGTGTTGTTGATGCAGATAAACCTGTTGATTTGATGATATGTAAATCAGCTAAGAAAGCTTCAGTATCCATTTCATTTCCATCAGGACCGATTAATTTTCCTGCTCCTGTATCAGCGAATCCACACATCTTAACGATTACTTTTCTTGTGTTTCCTGCTGGAATAACCCCTGCAGATGCAGTGTTTCCTGAAATTACAGAATCAATTAAAGTTCCGTTTGACCATGATTGGATTTTTGTTGTAGCTGTGATAGCTGACCAACGTCCTTTAGAGTAGTCGAATAAACCTGCTGGGTCAAGACCCGGTTCGTTACCTTCGTAGAATAAATCGTAAAGGTTCTTAGCGTAAGCTCCTGCTCCTTCGTAACCTGCGTCAGGGTTTCCTGGGTAGTTACCCGGAGAACCTACTGGTGCGTAATGGTCACCTGATTGGTTAGCCGTTCCACCTGAGTACCCTTGAATTTTAGGTACGAAGTAGAACAATTTACCGATTGGTAAGTTCATAGCTTGTACTGATACGATGTCATTCGCTAATAATTTAGAGAATACACGTCTAACGATAGGGAAAACAACAGTTTCAAATGCTCCTGCTGAACCTGCGTCAGATGCTTCATTTATTAGGTGAGACGCTTGATTCTCATATAACTGAGCTACGTTCTCTTTTAAGTGTCCTTTAAGACCTTCTAGGAATCCTAATTTATCCCATTTGTTAATTGTGTCTTCTTTGATAACTTTCAAGTGCTTAAGACCGATGTTACCAACAAGACCTGATTCTAATAATGCTCCCATTTTTTTTTGGTTTTTTATTTTAAATTTATTTATTTATTTATTATAATTTTGACATTAAATCTTTCATTCTCAAGAACTGTGGATTTTCGTAAGTCTTAGATTCAATCAAATTTTGTGATGAACCTGTAGAAAGATTCTTGTCGATAGTTTTACCGATAGATTCATTCATTGTATTTGAACTTCCGTTGTTCGATGATAATTCATTTTTAATAGTCTTATAAAGTCCTTTAGATTCTTTAATAGTTTCAACATTATCAAATCTTCTTAAAATGTTAATTTTTTCACTTTTAGAAGTAGAGTGTTCTGTGAACAATCTTGTTGAGTATGCTAAATTGGAATTAAATACAGCCACTTCATTTAATTTATTTCTAAATACATTAAGTGCTTTTCTATATTCCTCATTCTTTTCTCTAAGAACTTGTAATTCTTTGGTATTGGTGTTTTCAACTCTAATGTTTCTTGGTGCTGCTTTTGGTTTATTTAAACCTTTACGTCCCCAATATTTACCATTACCAAGCGTCCTTGACGCCTCTTTTGTTTCTTCTTTACCAACTGATTCAGTTTCGAAATGTGCGTCATCTCTACGACTCTTAGATTTACGTTTTTTAGAACCTTTGAAATCTTTCTTTGAAATCTTTCCGTCTTCCATACCTAAACGTTCATCTTCGTGGTCGTCATATCCTTGACCTTCTTTGAATTCGAATTTCGCTTTACCTGTTCCCATTGTCGGATTACCTTTTTTCATTTTCGTGTTGAATCCTTTACTGTTAGGTTTGGACCCATACGAGAATTTAGGTTTAGACTCTTCTAATGTTTCTTCCAAGTCAATTTCGATAAAGTCTTCTTCGTCTTCTTCGTCGAATTCGATTTCATACATAATTTGTTCAGCGTCAATATCATCTTCTTCATACACTTCATCAATGTCTTCAGATTCGTTATCTTCACCGTATGATGATTCAAAAACTCTTGAAACTATAGCTTCAATATCTTCTTCATCAAACTCATCAGACGGTTCAACATCCATATCTTCTTCGTGAATTTCTTCATCACCTTCCGATACTTCAATATCCTCGTCAAAATCTAAATCTTCTTCCAATTCAATATCAAATTCTTCTTCACCTTCACCAACAATCATATATTCTTTTTCTTCGTCCTTTAAATTAATATTACCTGCGTCATCTTGTGTTACCACAATATTGTCTTCAGGTCCCATCAAACTAAAAACACGTAGAATTTCATCTTCGTCGTCAATATCGGTTAAGTCGATAGTCTCCTCATCTTCATCATCCATATCCATATCAATACCTAAACCTAGGTCGTCAATGTCTAAAGATAATTCTTTTTCGAATTCTTCGTTATCGTCATCCCCCTCAGAATCTTCAGAACCTTCGTCCTCTAATTCTTCAGTGTCAAACTCCATTTCAATCTCATCATCCTCTTCGGTTAGAGATTCTTTTACTAAATCGCTGATTTCTTCCTTCATAGTTGAACGAAGTATTCCTTTTGCATTTTCGGCTAATACGTCCTCTAATCCCTTGATTTGAGTGATAGCGTCTTCTACTAATGATTTTTCTTTTGCCATTTGTTGTTTTTATTTTATTATAAATATACAGATTTGTTAAAAAAAACCGTTTAACGTGTTTTTAATAATTATAAACCCTTATACCAACATAAATATGGCGTAACTGCATAAAAAAAGTGTGATTTACAAAAAACCACACTTTTTATTTTTTTATCGAATAAAATTTACTCGATTACCTCATCAATTTTACTTTCAACAATAGCAGTAATTCTCCACTCCATACTATAAGCCTCAAATACTTTGGTCACTTTCGCCTCAACATCTGTAGGTGTATATCCATGTACTAATTTCTCTTCTCTTAATTTTTTTACTTTTCCTGTTTCACTGTCAACTGAATCTAACGTTACTTTCGCAACAAAATACTTTTCTTCCATTTTTTTTTATTTTAATTATTTAATTTTTATTTACCTAAATAATCGTCTAATTTTTTCATTAAGTCAAGCGATTTATTACCTGTTTCACCAACTTCACGTTCAACTTTAATTTTATTCTCTTCTTCTAAGTTTTCATCGTACTTATCTTTATCTTCAGGATTTAAGAAAAGATATGCCCCCGGTGTAGACGGTGAAGATACTAAATCAAAACAGATTAATTCAAAATCGTCCTGAACTTCGTTTTGTTCACCCACTTTTTTAAGTGACCCAACTCCTCTTGATGATATTCCTAATGTAACACCTTGTCTAAGATAGTTGGCTGCCATATCTCCTTTAGTCGATACAATACCTCTCTCATGGAATCCCGGAGATGTAAGTAACTTTATCTTACCCATTAAAACATTGTCTTCCCACCACACTTCTGTGATTGAATGTGAAACTCTGTCTAAATCTATTAAAGATGATTCAGGGTGATTTAACTCTGAAAGAGCAATTCCCTTATCAATCATTTTCTTATAACTTTCAGCTTCCCTCTTTAGTATTTTTTCAGGGTACGTTCTACCATTTCTATTTGGTGTATTATATTTTTGTAATACGGCGTAAAACTCAAAAGGTTTGGTGTGGTCTAACATCTGTGTTGATTCTTTCAACATTAAACTGTTTCTTTCCTCGTTAGGTGATATGTGACCGGCATCCATCTCAATTAATATACCCGTACCTACTTCATTTTCTTTTAAAATTCTTAAACTCATTATGTTAGTTTTACTTAATAAATATTAACTAATATGCGTTTCTGTTAAAAGTTTTTCATTATTAGATAATTTTGTTAGGTTAAATTCAAAATATTTATTATCGTTGAATTCATATATAAATATATTATTAACTATTTCTTTTAGACTTTCTTTTATTTTTCTACTTTTAAAATCTAAACTGTCATCATTTAAAAACAGTGTTATTTCTAAACTTAGAAATGATTTTTTACCTTTTATGAGTCCACTATGTCTTAAATCAAAGTCGACAATAAAGTTACTTTTAAAAACTTTTTCATTTACAGTATCTAAAATCAAATGTTTTATTCTTCTACTCATATTGAGAACAACACGTTCCCAATTATCATTATTTTTTTTTTGGTTAAACCAAGTGTGTAGACTCAAATATAAAGATTTTAAATCTATTGAATCCACTGTACCATATAGTACCTTAGCTCTATTGTAACCGTTTATTTTTGACGTTTTTCCTTTTTTCATTCATTTAAAATATGTTTTTGTTTATTTTTAATAATGATAAGTATATTTATGGTTATAGTCAAAATATAAAAATAATATGATTAGTAAGTTTATATGTTAATAATAAAAGT